ACTGAAGCCATAAAGACAACCCTATCAAGGTTACTCTCTACAGAGTATCAAGAGAAGGCATCTAAACTTGGTTATGTGCCACTGAGAGGTGGCATACTACAGAAGGCACGAGATGCAGTTGAAAAGATTACTATATAATATACAACTGAAGAGACCCGACGGGTCTCTTTTTTGTTTGGAGTAAACCATGAACATTTATTTGAATTTAAAACCGAATAACTATGATGGTGAGTCAGATCTGTTAACAGTTGACTTGCCATCCAATTACATTGATGATATAATGAAATACGTTAGACCCATCGCTGAGGAGAAATCCTCAACAGAGTCTAAGGTTCTCAAAGACATCTTTAAACAATCTATTTTTGAAATTTCACGGAGAGAAAATGAGCGTAAGAATCGTAAGAACAAGAAGCGGTGAGGATATCATCTGTGATCTATACGAAGTCACGACTAAAGACAAACCTGAAGAACCCGTTGCTTTTCAATTGAGCAACCCATACAATGTATGGCTTGAAGGGGTTGAACAACCTAGGTTATTGGTTGAGACAGATGAGGATGCAGTTCAGAAGTTATCTGATCCAGAAATTTACTTCCGACCTTGGTGTCCATTATCAGCACATAAGAAAGTTCTTATCAAAATGGAAGAAGTTGTCTCAGCATATGAGACCTATCCAGAAGTAATATCAAAGTACAACAAACTCGTGGAGGCAGACAGTGGAAGAAGAGGAGATGCTACAACAACAGATCAAAGTGATCCTGTTGAAACAAAGGAAGGAATACCTGTTGGGGAAGGTGACGGAGCTGGACGAGGAGCCAAGCCTGTTAATTGAGGGATGTTATGAGGTTCTCTCTGATACAGAGATAGTACCGTTTCCAGCATTTACACAACAACGTGACATGTTCTTGACATCTGATGTTGTTATGAGTATACTAGACCCTAGTCCAAATCTTGTGGAGTTATACGACAAGAAGTGAGTCAGTTCTACACTAACATCCAATTAGCGGGTGATAACATTCTGTATCGTGGATACGAGGATGGAGAACCCGTTCAGTTTCGTACTTCCTTTTCTCCAACACTCTATGTGTTGTCTAAGAAAAAGGATAAGTTTAGAACACTTGATGGTAGAACAGTATCACCTATTAAATTTAACACTGCTAGAGAAGCAAGAGAGTTTATTAAAACTTACGATGGTGTAGAAGGATTTGAAGTTCATGGATATGAACGTTTTGTATATCAGTATATTCGTCAGGAGTTTCCTGGTGACATTGATTACAATGTAAATCAAATGAGGATATATGCACTGGACATTGAGGTTCAGTGTGAGAATGGATTCCCTGATGTAGAAGCAGCAGCAGAAGAGATGCTATCTATCACCATTAAAGATATGGTGACTAAGGATTTCTATGTCTGGGCTGTTAGAGATTTTGAAACAAAGCATAATAAGTTCGTCTTTGATACAGAAAGAGAGATGCTTGCTCACTTCATAGAGTGGTGGGTTAAGCATACTCCAGATATACTGACAGGATGGAACGTCAATCTATATGACGTACCTTACATAGCTCGTCGTGTAAATAGAACTTTAGGTGAGAAGTGGATGAGATCCCTTTCACCTTGGAACCGCACGAACGAAAGAGAAGTATATGTCCAAGGACGTAAGAATTATGCTTATGATGTGTCTGGGATCAACATCCTTGACTATCTTGATCTTTATCGTAAGTTTACTTATAGTAACCAGGAATCATATAGACTTGATCATATCGCCTTTGTGGAACTAGGTCAGCGTAAGTTAGATCATAGTGAGTATGAGAATTTTAAAGATTTCTATACGTCAGATTGGCAGAAATTTATTGAATACAACATTCAAGACGTTGAATTGATTGACCGTCTTGAGGACAAGATGAAATTGCTTGATTTAGCAATTACTATGTCCTATGATGCAAAGGTTAATTTTGAAGATGTCTATAGCCAAGTTCGTATGTGGGATACGATGATCTATAACTATCTAACAGATAGGAAGACTGTCGTTCCACCTAGGAAGGGTGCTAGAAAAGACGAAAAATACGCAGGAGCTTATGTTAAAGAACCGAAACCAGGATGCTATGATTGGGTTGTGTCTTTTGACCTTAATAGCCTCTACCCTCATCTTATTATGCAATACAATATCAGTCCAGAGACACTCAGGGAGACTAGACATCCCAGTGCGAGCGTTGAACGGATTTTAAATCAGGAGATAGATATTGATGGACCTAATTGTGTATGTGCTAACGGTGCTCAGTACCGTAAGGATGTGCATGGGTTCCTTCCAGAAATGATGCAGACAATTTATGATGAGAGAACGATTTACAAGAAGAAGATGCTTCAATCAAAGAGGGATAATGAAAAGTCTCCCTCTGAGAAGCTTCAAAAGGATATTAGTAAATTCAATAACATCCAGATGGCTCGTAAGATCCAACTTAACTCTGCCTATGGTGCCATTGGAAACCAATACTTTAGATATTATAACCTTGCGAATGCTGAGGCGATCACTCTATCGGGACAAGTTAGTATCCGATGGATAGAAAATAAAATGAATGAGTATCTTAATAAGATACTAAAAACTGAGGAGATTGATTATGTTATTGCTTCTGATACCGATTCTATATACCTTCATCTTGGTCCTTTGGTTCAAAGTGTATACAAGGGGAGAGAGGTACCTCATGAGAACATCGTTACGTTCCTCGATAAGGTGTGTGGTCTGGAATTGGAAAAATATATTTCTAGTTCTTACGAAGAATTGGCCACGTACGTAAATGCTTATGAACAAAAGATGTTCATGAAACGTGAGACCATTGCTAACAAAGGTATATGGACTGCGAAGAAGAGATACATTCTTAATGCATGGGACATAGAAGGTGTTAGGTTTAAAGAACCTAAGTTAAAGGTTATGGGTATTGAGTGTGTTAAGTCTTCTACTCCCAGTGCTTGTAGAGATAAGATTAAGGAATGTCTTAATGTTATTATGAACGAAGGTGAAGAAGAAGCACAGAAATTTATTAAGGATTTTAGAGATGAGTTTGATTCATTACCTGTTGAAGATATATCATTCCCTAGGGGATGTAATGGGATAAATAAGTGGGCGAACCCATCCAGTATATACAGTAAAGGCACACCCATACATGTGCGTGGTGCTCTATTGTACAACTATTATAACAATAAGAACAAATTGACACACAAGTATCCTTTAATACAGGATGGCGAAAAGATTAAATTTGTTTATCTCAAGACTCCTAATAAAATTGGGGAAAATGTAATTTCATATTTAAGTACATTCCCTCATGAATTTGGGCTTGACAAACAGGTGGACTATGACTTACAATTTAGTAAGAGTTTTCTTGACCCTATCAAGGTCATCATGGATACGATTGGATGGAAGCCAGAAAAAACTGCTAGCTTGGAGTTCCTATTCGGATGACCACATACATTGTTGAGTATAAGAAAGCCTTTGGTGCTGGTGCAAACCCAGAAGAAAAAGAATTCTTTGATAAGGATGAAGCACAATGGTTTGAAAGAGCTATGAAGCGTTCTAATTACATTACAAAATTATTTAAAAAATCACCATGAACTTTTTGAAAGATATCGCAAAGGAGATTGATAATGAATATGCCAGTTTGGTCAGTGACGGAGTTTCAGCTGGTGATACAAACGATTTTATCGACACTGGTAGCTACATTTTTAATGCTCTTATATCTGGGTCAATCTATGGAGGGATCCCAGGAAACAAAATTACTGCTCTCGCTGGAGAGTCAAGTACTGGTAAGACTTATTTTTGTCTTGGCATCGTGCAGCATTTCCTTAAGTCTAATCCCGATAGCGGTGTCATATTTTTTGAATCAGAATCTGCAATAAGCAAGAACATGATTGAGAGTCGTGGTATAGACTCCAGTCGTATGATGATTGTCCCTGTGACTACTGTTCAAGAATTTAGAACACAGTCTATTAAAATATTGGACAAGTATCTTGAGCAAGATAAAGATCAGCGTCAACCATTGATGTTTGTTCTTGACTCTCTTGGTATGTTATCTACCAGTAAAGAGGTAGAAGATACTGAGGCAGGTAAAGATACCCGTGACATGACTAGAGCACAAGTTCTTAAGGCTGCTTTCAGAGTTCTTACTTTGAAGTTAGGTAAAGCAAATGTCCCAATGGTAATCACTAATCATACATATGATGTAGTTGGATCGTATGTCCCTACAAAAGAAATGGGAGGTGGAAGTGGACTCAAATACGCTGCAAGCACAATTATACATCTATCAAAAAAGAAGGAAAAGGATGGTACAGAGGTTGTTGGAAATATTATCAAGTGTAAAGCTGCCAAATCAAGATTAGCGAAGGAGAATAGTGTCGTTGAAACGAGACTCTACTATGATAAAGGATTGGATAAGTATTACGGACTCCTCGAACTTGGAGAAAAACATGGAGTCTTTAGACGAGTTGCAAACAGATATGAGATTGGCGAGAAGAAAGTTTTTCCTAAGGCTGTGCTCAAGGATCCTGAAGAGTATTTCACTCCAGAAGTAATGCAAGCACTTGATGAGTGTGCAGCAAAGGAATTTACTTATGGTAGCTAAGTTAGAGGATTATGTTAGAATCTATGATAAATTGGTTGATAAGGATTTTTGTGAGGATGTCATACAAGCATTTCATAAATCCAACAGCGTATACATTGATAGAGAACAGCGGCCAACCTTCAGAGAGTTAAATATATCAGAGAGGTTCCTTGAAAAGGATCCAGTTTGGTATCCAATACAGTCAAGGATATCAAATATTTTTACTATTGTTGTTAAAACTTATATGAAAGATCTGGATCTTGGTCCAGATTTTCCTGGTAAATATGCTTTTGAACAGTTTCGTATGAAACTGTATGAGAATAATGGTCACGATCAGTTCAAAGATCATGTTGATGTTCAAGATTATGCATCTGCTAGAAGGTTTCTTGTATGCTTTCTATATTTGAATGAGGTGAAGCAGGGTGGAGAAACAAGTTTTCCTAAAATTGACTATGCAGTTTCTCCTGAGTGTGGTAGAATAGTAGTATTCCCATCCACATGGCAATATAGACACGCTGGATTACCACCAGTATCATCTAAGAAGTACATTGTTGGTTCGTATCTTCACTACGTATGACCCTAGAAGCAACCATTATAAGCAATCTCATCATAAGTGAGAAGTATGCTAGGAAGGTATTACCATTCCTTAAGCAAGAGTATTTTACTATACGATCACATAAGATAATCTTTGCTGAGATACACGAATATATTAGTAATTATGATACACCACCTTCCCTTAACGCATTAGGGATTGAGTGTCAAGAACGTACTGATCTTTCAGAAGAACAGTATAAAGAAATCCTTCAAGTATTAAAAGAGTTAACTGATGAAAAAGCAGATCATGACTGGCTCGTTGACACGACAGAGAAGTGGTGTCAGGAGAGGGCGATTTACCTCTCGCTTATGGAGTCAGTTAAGATTGCAGACGGTCAGGATACAAAGAGAGATAAGGGAGCTATTCCACAGATTCTAAGTGAAGCGTTAGGAGTATCTTTTGATTCACATATCGGTCACGATTACATAGAGAACTATGAAGAGCGATACGACTTCTACCATAGACGTGAAGAGAAAATTCCTTTTGACTTGGAATTCTTCAACAAGATCACAAAGGGTGGACTTCCTAATAAAACTCTCAACGTTGCTCTTGCAGGTACTGGTGTGGGTAAGTCTCTCTTTATGTGTCATGTCGCTGCTAGTGCTTTACTCCAAGGGAAAAACGTTTTATATATCACGTTGGAGATGGCTGAAGAGAAGATTGCTGAACGTATCGACTCCAATCTCTTAAACGTTCCTATTCAAAAATTACATGATCTACCCAAGGTTATGTTTGAGAATAAGGTAAGGAGTCTTATGAAGAAGACTCAGGGTAAGTTAATTATTAAAGAGTATCCTACTGCATCTGCACATGTAGGACATTTTAAATCATTATTAAATGATCTTGCATTAAAGAGAAGTATTAAACCTGATATAATATTCATAGACTATCTTAATATTTGTGCCTCTCAGAGGTATAAAGGATCCATTGTAAATTCTTATACTTATGTCAAAGCAATCGCAGAAGAACTTAGGGGTCTCGCAGTTGAGGCGAACGTTCCGATTGTATCTGCCACTCAAACTACT